GAAGAACTGGGTCAAAGTTATCGCCAAGCCAAGTTGTACCCGCAGTGACAATAGACTCCGGTAGGAAGAAATAATGCAGTTCAATCGTGTATGATTTGTCTGGTGTCGGGCCAAGGATGAACGTCAATTCTTGAGGAAGACCTGTTGTCGGGCCAAACAAAGCGTAATACTTTGGAATCCCTGTTGCCGTTGGTACGGGATACGCCTGACGGATGAAGTTCACATCCTTGTTCAACAGGTACTCATAAGCGCCGTCATCATCAACCGCTGCCATTGAATACACGGCCAAGAAGTCCGTTGGACACGCCAAATACTTGTTGCTACCCGAAGTCACCCCCGTCACGTTTTTACGCAACGAGGGGAACTGGATAGTGTTGTAGATCCTTTGTTCCGCCTGCTTGATGAAAGTATCAAGAATGGTCGGGTCGTTGGAATAGTCAAAGCTATTCTCAGCGTAGTTCTGGATCGAGGCAACAAGTTGGGTGTAATTCACGCCATCGGCCCCCGGCACATGAAGCCCTTGGTAGCAGCACCAGCCCCGCGCATTTTGATGCCCGAGGTCTTGGTCTCAGCGTAGGGCTTGCTGCGCACAGCATTGACACTCACGGCCAAGTCGTCTGCCTTCAAACGATTGCCACCTTCGTAGCCCGCGTTCTTCAGATCAACGCCTTCCTTGCCATCCATCGTGTGAGGAGGAGCGTAAACCTCGGCTTGACCGACTTCCTTGCCCATCAATTTTTTGCTGAATGCCATGGTTCACCCCGTCTTTTGGTTGGCTGCGCGAGAAAGATTGCGACCCAAGCGCATACGGTCATCGGTGGTCGGGCCACCCTTCTTCATGCCCTTGGCGTGCATACGGGCTTCGTGACCTTTGACAGCCTTATTGGCCTCAACGTCAGCGATTCGTTTAACCTGTTTCTTGTCCATGTGAACTCCTACGTCACGGATATTGTCACTGTACCAACTTCGCTGGTTGAAGCCAAGTAGTTTGGCGTCAATCCATCATCATTTGCTCTTGGCCCACCCACCGGATTCCAATTCCATTGGATGACCAGCATACCCTCGCTGGGATAACCTTCTTGATCAATCCCGGTTCCAGTGGTTGGAGCGGTTTGCAATCCAGACGTTCCAGATGCATACCAAGTATTTGTATCCGGCCTTGGATCACGGATGGCCTGTGGGTCTTCCACAGGATACATGCCCAGTTGGAGCTGCGGGTGATCCGGCGTCCAACACTGTGGGCAGACCTTGTATTGCACCTGCTTGGTCTTGATGATCAGCTTCTTGAGATTCTTCAGGTCGTAGCGAAACCCGCAAAAATCGCAGAAGCCAAACGCCTTATAACCATTGGCAAACCGGTTGCTCATATCCCGCTACCAATAAACATCTGACGGGGCACAAGCCGCAAAGCAGCCTTCTCGCGGTCTTCCGTAGAGGCAAGATCCCAGGCTTCGTCATATTGCGCCTTGAGGACTTGCATGCGATCCATCCCACCAGGAAGCTTCATCGACAGGTAGTAAGCAAGCCCTGCGACAAGCGCATTGATGAAACGGAACGGGACATCCTGGGTGTTGACGCCATTGCCAGCGTCATCGATACGGCGAAGCCTCCAGTAGACAAACTGGTACGTCTGTGAGCCATCAGGAACAGGCCACACCGTGAACTGTGGAGCGGCTTGCTGTCGGTTAATCCAGACCTGAATTGGGCGGGCCTGCTGTAACTTGTTGGGTATCGAGGAGTAGGTAGAAACACTGATACGAGTAATTTGCAAGTCGGCTTGCGTTGACGCATTTCCGGCTCCGGTTCGGATCACATGCTCAATAAGATCAACAGTGTCAGCAGGAAGAGTGTAGGTGGCGGTGCCTTGAGTAAGAGTCTGAGTCCCTTGCTCAATAGTCCACATGTTGATACCACGATTAGCCCAATCAGTGAACAGCAGATTAAGGCTGCGTCGTGCAGTCCTAAAATCATACCCACTGCGAAGCTCGGCTCCGCATCGCTCAAAGGCTTCCTCGATGTACTCATTGAGGTCGAGGTTGAATGTCGTGGTTCCTGAGAGTGCCATTTACTTCTTCAGACCCTTTAAGGTCTGAGCCAAACGTGCGCGTTGACCCATCTTCCCAGGAGCCTTGGCTGCCTTGGCAAGTTTACCGGCAGGGATGTTCTGCCCCTCCTTGACGCCCAACGACTTGCGCAAAGAACCGGGCTTGGAGATCGCTTTTTGAATCCACTTCTCAGCCATTATCTGTACCTCGCTGTCTTTTGAGCAATGCCCTTGGGTTGACTTACGAATTGTTTTCCTTTGGCTTTCCCAGCACGCTTCGCACGAGTTGTTGCAGCGTACTCAGAAGGGCTGAGAGCCTTGATAGCAGCCTCTGGAAGATATCGCTCGCCAGTCTTAGAAGACGGTTTACCACTTTTAGTCCTCCACTTCTGTGCAGTCCAGTCCTTGAGGGATTGCTGCGGCTTCTTCACACTAGCTTTCCACGGGTTTTGCCGCGCATGGCGCAGCCATCGGCGGATTTCACATACCCGCCTTTACGGTACTCTTGTTCCACCATTCGCGTCTTGCGGCCACCAGACATTAAAAACTGCCCCAAATCACCGCCATATTCTGGGTTGGCATACCGCCCTTTTTTGGAATCCTCAGCCAACCGCATGGCCGCAGCCAAGTTACTTCCGCGAACATCTGTCCGCGCAGCCATTTTTTCGTCGTCTCGGATAGCTTTGTATGTTTCTTTCGGGGACAGTTTGTTCCCCGACATCGGATAGTCAGCGGGATCAATATCAGTATCAATACTTTTTTTAGCCACGATACCCACCGCCTTTCTCTTTGTACTGCTTGGCCAGAAGCTGCGCCTTGCGGGCGCTCCACTGACCTGCTGCCGTGCCCTGCACAGCCTGCCCCTTGATCTTGTTGAACAACGACTTACGCATCCCAGGCTTGGTGTAATTTCCGGCTTCATTGACCTTGGATTTAACTTCACCACCTTCAGCGTATTCCGTGAAGTCAGTGTTGTCCCGCCGCGCTTTGCGCTTCGGCCCAGGCATCTTTGATGGGTTAATTGCGCCCATCCCGCGTGAAGCCATCACTTCTTGCCTTTCATGTAGCCGCCACCGCAAGCTACGATAGTGCCACGGGTCTTGCCACGTTGGGCGATGCCATCAGCACGTTTAGATGCAGAAACTTTTCCACCTTTTTTCATCCCCGGATTGGGCATGATGCGGTTGTAGGCTTTTTCTGACTCGCGTTGGATACCGCGTTCACGGATTTGGCCTTTGATTGCATCCTTTGTGGATTCGGAAACGTCCGACCCCATGGCCTCTTCCAAAGCTTTTTCTTTGGCCATTTCGGCAACAGTGGGGGGATTTACAAAGCCACGCCCGCCACCAACCCGGCGGCTACTAAGCATGTCTTTCAATTCAGCAAGACTAGGCATGATGCCTCCTTAGCACTTTCCGCCGCGCTTCATGCCTTTGTTGCCAGCCATCTTGACGACGGTGCCCTTGGTCTTGCCCTTTGAGGCAACACCGTCACGGCTCGGAGCGGCGGTCTTGACTGCGCCCATCTTGGAAGCGGCCATGCCACCACCAGCCATTTTCTTCATCTTCATACCAGCCTCTTCTTTCTGCTCGCCACGAGCGTACTGTTGGGGAGTAATACGCCCAGACTTGATAGCCTTGGCTTCCTTGAGTTCCTCGGCATAGGTCTCTTTGCCGCCGAACAATTTCTTTGCCATACCGCCTCCTGCAAACTTCTTGCCTTTGTCGGCTTCGGAGAAGTCCTTGCCAACGGATTGAGGAATACCAACCCTCTTGGCGAACGCTGGGTTATGCGCCACTGCGGCCATCAGGTTGTGCTGTTTCTTGCTAACCGAGGGCACTGCGCTGCTCCTTCATGAATGAATCCAGCTTTGCCTCAAGCCTGTCCAGCCGATCCAACACGCGGTTGATGTCCGTATGCACATCTGCACGGGTCACAAACTTTTCAGCGTTTTCTTCTCGGGTCTTACTGACCAGGATGCTTACACGCTCAAGCTTGTCGTGCATGGTTTTTACCCACATCAACACTGCTGCGGATACCGTTGACAAAATGATGTTCCAAACCATCGTATCCATGTCAGCACTTCCACGCTCTCAACGACTTGTTAATACGGCTGTTCGGATCTTTGGCCGTCTTCTCGCTGGTGAGTTTCTTCTTCATGCCTTTCATTCGGGCGCAAAAAGAGTCCCTGCGTGACCCACCCTCTGGCTGGGGAGGCTTCAATCCCGGTTTCCCAGGATTGGCGCGATTGTAGGAGGCGCGCCCTTTGGCGTTCAGTCCGCCCTCCGGGTTCTTGCCTTCCTTGCGTTGCCATGCTGGGGTCTTAGCCATAAAACACCGTTGCGGTGGTGCCTGTGCCGGTTACTTCTACGTAAAGATCAGTCAAGCACACAACACCTTCGCCTGGGACGAGGACGTTAAAAGGCGTTCCGTTTGCCAACGTAGCTGTTGAAAACAAAACTGTGCCACTAGAACCACCATCACGAACAAGCGCAGTTCCGCCCGCAGATCCCGGCGTGACAACCAGACCCTTGAATCGAGTCCGGCCATCAAACACCTTGGCAGACGCCGAAACGTACCCTGCCTTTACATCGGTTTGCATCGCCATGATGCGCTCCTAGTTATTGCTGGAAGGCGGTGGGATACATCGCGCCATCAGAGCCGCGCACGACATAAGTGACGACCAGCGTGCCAGCACCAGCAGACAGAGAACCGCTGCTTGCCATCGTGTAAGTAACGATAGCGTCCGTTGAACCCACGTTGTTCCACAG